AGCAGGGGTTGAGACAGAACCGCGAGCATCAGCGTTAATAGCGGTGTCAGTGGGTGTAGCAAGGAAGTTGCTAACATACACATCAAAGCCAAAGAAGTTACGGATGAAGCGCATACCACTGTCACTGAAACCAGTTTGAATAACACCCTGGAATGCTGGGTTGTTAATGAATGCCTGAGCACCCACTAGGTTGTTAAACACGTATTCCTGTGAGGGATCAATGATTGCAACACGAGAACCGAATGCAGCAGCCTTATCTAGGGCATACTTAGCCTTAGAGAAGTCATCTAGTGCAAGTACGGTATTTGATGAACCAGAAGCAATGAAACGATGTGAAGCACCATTAATGCTATTAGGATCACTAATAGTTTGGGTATTAGCTAGAGAAAGAACAGAACCTTCCATATTCTCATCTAGGGCACGACGCATCTTGGCAGGGAACATGCCAATGAGTTGTTGAGCGTAATAGGCATCTTGCTTTGCCTTGTCGGTGATGTAGGTGCCACTCTCAACATAACGATCAATTGTTAGTTGGAACTCACCAGTGTCAATGGCATCATAGGCAACAGGAGTGCCCTCTGATACTTCTCGCATAGGTAGTTCACCAATTGAGGGAATGGTTAGAGCATTACCATCTGGGAAGTTTTGTAGCCAACGCACCATGCCATCGGCCATTAGACGTTCTTGCAGAACATCCTTTAGTTCACTTGACCAGAGTTCTGAGCGTACTAGGTTCTCATTAACCTTTGAATAATCCATACCAGCCATTTATTTTCTCCTTAACGAAAATATTTAGTTGCATTCTGAGCAAGTTCAGCTTGGAAACCACTGCTCCAATACTTCTTAGGGTTGTCCTGACGGACCTTAGTAACCCATACCTTACTCCATTCTTCAACACGCGGAGATGCTTGGAAAGCACCAGCGGTGTTCACGGTACTCACATCAACTTGATTCCCTGCGAAGTCTTGTTGTGGAGCAAACAAAGCAACAAACTTATCCGGATCAACTGCTGCTAGTTTTGTATACACTTCCTTAAGTTCAGGAGTTGCAGCTACTTGGGCAAATACTTCACCTGCCTTTTCACCAAACCGTTCCTTCATGGCCTTGTCAGCCTTCAGGAGATTAGCTTTACTTGTCTTAGCGGCTTCCATTCCAGTAATCTGTTGTTGCACAATTTGAGCAATTGATTCAGTAGAAACTTGTTCAACCTGAGTGTCATCAGGAATACTTTGTCGTTCACCCAACTTGGCTAAAACATCATCAAAACTCTTAGCCTGTTGTACCTGTGTACGAAGAGAAGCATTCTCACTCTTAAGAGTGTTAATGAATTCTTCTGCATTGGCATAGCCTTTGGCTAGTTCCTCTGGTGTTTTATACTTCTGTGTTTCCCCTACTAGGGCCGTAAGCAGCGACGGTGCCTCTGTGGTCGTAAGAGGCTGTGTAATAGGAGTGGTCACCCCTTCAAATACTGTATCTGACATTTAATTCCTCTGGTCAAGGTTTAGGCAAGAGAGACAGGATGAAGGCATAAGCCTTATTTTCCCCTGCCTGAAATGCCAGTTTTGAATAATGGTTAGGACAGTCAAAGTCGTCCTTATTCACTTTATCGTTCTGTAGCATTAGTTCCTGTAGCACCTTTGCTAGGGGTTCCAGTACATATGAAGCATTGTTAAATGCCCTTACAAACTCATCTGTTGTAGATTCTTTTGGACGTTTACTGAGAAGGAGGTTGTTCATTTTGTTCTGGCATTGGTGCCTCAGGGTTTACTTGTGCCTCAGTTTGAATATCTTCTGAAGCCTGGTTAATAAGTCGTTGAGTCTCAGCTTGTTCCATGATTGAGATGTTATCTTGAACAATCATGTAATTAGACCAACCCATATTCTCTTCAATTGCACGAGCAATGGCTTTACCAGACATATGCGCAGCAACAGTTGGAATAGCCTGTACAACTTGAATTGTTTGTGCCAACTCTTGAATAAACTTAGCTTGCTCTGCAAAGTGACGAGCACCCATAGGATAGAGCTTGCCAGAAGCCATTAGATCGTCCTTGGTGACTTCAACGTAGATTTCAGTACCAAAGTCCTTGTCTACACTTCTAATGCGTTCTACGCCCTCAAAATTAGACACAGCATCAGCCAGCATACCGTTTAGTAGGGGCTCTAGGATGTTACGTTCTAGCCAACTAACTTTGCTTTGGAAGATACGTCCAGCAGCATTCTCTAAGGTTTGTACTTCAAACTTAGTCTTTTCACCTGGGGTACGAATACCCATAGCCTGCTTAGGTGCCCCTGCTAGTTCCTCCATACGGTTCATAAGTTCATTAATCTGGATATCTGCCTGTAGCGCCGTGGCATCAGGACGTAGAAATTCCACATCACCCTCATCACCAACAAACACCATCTCACCTGGGCGATATTCAAACTCTTCTACAGTGTTACCCTTGATCTTAATAACTGGATAAGCAATGAGATCAAATACATCTGCCTTTAGATTCTCTAAATGGTCAATGCGATATTGTAGTCCCACAAGTTGATCTAATGGACCCTGAGCCCATAGGTTCTCAGGACGTAGACGCCACCCACAGTGATACATGGGTTTACCACCCAACCAGTTATCATTCTCCTTCATACGAAGTACAAACATACGATCAATAATAGTAATGATTTGATTCTTGTATAACTTCTGTGAGATAGGATCATAGATGTTACCCCAGAACTCTAAGAGTTCAACCATATCACTATCTAGGTAATCATCAATAGAACCAAAGCCATCAATTGATAGATTGGTACTCTTACGCATCTCTGGATCATCACGTAACTCACGACGATATTGCATTACCTTAGCAATTACAGCCTTATCATATTTAAGACTAGGTTTAGTCTCTACATCATTTAGTAAGTCACCAACACTCTTAAGCATACGACGTACAACAGGGCTATTGTCAAAGGTATCACTAACAGGATTCATGACAATATCACCTGGGTCTAGGCGATAGGCTTTAGGGCCAATGTAGCGAACAGTTGTACCTACAATGTCACGAACGTAGTCATGTGTAACAAACACATTACCCTGGTCAATATAGTCATAAACCATTTGACTAACTAAAAGCTGGAAGTTACTAGCCTTCAGTTTCTGCTTCATATAATTAATAATTGCAGCACGTTTCTTAACTAGCTCTGGAGTCTTATCTGTAGACTCCCAATAGAACCAATCTTCATTAGGAAACAGAGCAGCCATGTAATTAGCATGTAGGTTATCACGGATTTGAGTTAGTTTAGGAGTGACTGTACTATTCTTCCAAGGGAGTTTACTATTGCTAGTATCCCTAGTGCTAGTGGCAAATAGGTAGTTACGTAACTCTTGCTTATCACTCTTCCAAGGGATACGTGCTGAGTCCCACTTAACCCACATATCAGCAATCTTCACTGCCAATACATCTTTGTCATACGGTGTTTGAAATACGTTATTCATGCGAATTGAACCCCACCCCACTTAGAATGATATACAACATTGTTTTTCTTCTTAGCCCATGAGTTATGTGATACAGAGGGTTTAGCAATATCAATACAAGCGGCTAAACAATCCTTAACGTCATCGTGTTCACTATTTGCAAATACCAACTCTTCTTCAAGGATCTGGCAATTACCACCCTTGTAATGCCAAATCATATTGTTGCTATAGCGAGGTTCTAGTGTTGCAGCAATTCGTTCAGCCTTATTCATACTTGGTGGAGGATAGTATTCATCCACTGTGAATACAACTTGTTGACTACGCATATGTTCCTTAAACTGTTGGATGATTAGACGTTGAGCACCTACAGCCTCTGCCCTCATCTTCTTAAACTTCCACTTACGATAGGTTGCTTCAGCCTTAGTATACATCTGACTAATCTTATTAGTTTTAAATCTCTCAATATCTAAGATGTAGTAGTTACTATCTTCATCAACACCTACAACCATAATAACAGTGAAGTCAGCAGTATTATGAATTGAGTAAGCAAAGTCCATAGCAGCATAAACAGTTAATGACTTATCACCTACATACCAACTACCACTGATATTCTCTAGGTTCTCTCTATTATAGTATTGAAACTTACCCTTATCAATTTGTTGAGTTTCTACTGAGTTAGGGTTGTTGTAATATTGAGCATAGAACTGAGTAACGTCTAGATACTTAGCCTTCTTACGAGCTAGTTCCCTCTCATCAAAACCAAAGGTCTTACCGTCACTTCTGCGTTGCTTAGGCCACAGGAACTCACCATTGGTCTCTACTACACGTTCAAATGTTTCATACACTGCAACTTCAACATCATCCTCTTGCTTCTCATCAAAGTAGAACTCAACCATTTCCATAATGTCTTTATACAAATCATTAGGATGGTAACGAGTACCTACAACCCATTCCTTAGCACCTGTAGTTTGAATAGAGGCTAGTTGACTATATAGGGACTTAACCTGATTACGTCCAGTCTCGGTATAGGCATTATTAGGTACTACCAAGTCATCTAGACATGCCACATTGCAATGCAGCCCTGTAAGGTTACTGGTAATACCTGCTGCTTTAACAGTGGCATCGCGTACACGTTCTAGTTTACGTTGTGGGTGATCTACAGAGATCTCATCTGCTGTCCACCTCTCACGACCATTATCACTAACATTTACCATCTCAGGCCAGTAGAAGCGATATTCATCAGAGGTAAGAATATCCTTGATGAACTTTAATTGCTTCTCTGCAAGATCCGCTGTTGCTGATACATACAATATAGTAGTGCTAGGATTCTTAGTAATTTCCCAGGCCACACGGTAAGCAATACAACGACTCTTTTTATGATCTCTAGGAAGGAGTACAAGTTGGTTATCCTTTGCAGTTTCTCGTGTCCACCAAGCAAACAACTCCTCATGCACTGCTCCCCACACCTCTTGTGGTGCAACGAGCTTTACAAAGGTATAGAGGTCTTGCTCTGCCATCTTGCAGATTGCCTCTTTAGTTGTTACTGGTTTCTTTGCCACTAGCCATTACCCTTCATCTTATTACCACTTGTTTTAGATACAGAACGATTAGTGGTTTTACTCTGTACACGTAAGTTACTACGACCATTAGTGCCACCACGCTTTAATGGTGTCTTGTGATCTACATCTTTACCATCAAAAGGCTTTACCTTACCCTCTGCTTCTAGTTGTCTACGCGCCTTCTTACGTGCCCTGTTGTTAGCCATTTGTTCTGGCTTACTGTGGTACTTATCACGTTCCTTTTTATAGTCACGTTTTCCGTTGGTCATGAAGGGCATTATTTCTTCCCCACAACAAAGAGACGCTTCATGTCTTGAGCAATCTTGTCAGAGTCACTAGGAAGCCCTACAACGGGTTTATCCACCTTAGGCCTACCTACCCCCTTGCTACCCTTGTAAGTCTTCTCTGCGAGCCATTTAGCGGCTGCTGTGCCCCCTGGCTGCTTTGAGTGTTCCTTCATGGTGTCAATTGCTTGACTTGTTAGGATTGCCTCTACTTCCTCTGCCCACTGGTTAATTGCTTCAGCGTGCTTCTCCCTTACCTTCTTCCAC